ATTTTGGTAAGAAACCATTTTGATTTAATATCAAACTTATTTCGCCATCTACTTTGATATAATCACCTTTTGGAGTTTTTCTAATAATCATAATTATTCCCCCAAACCAAGCATATCATAATCAGCCATATGAACGTCTAGGCTTTGGTCGTTACCATATCTGTCAATAATATCCTTCCATTGAATTACTTGGTCAACATATCTTTTATGTTCATTAATAACTCCTACAACTCCATTGTAAGCATCCATATCTAATGTTTCCATTAAAATATCTTTAGCACCTTTATTTAATTCATTTTGATATACAATAACACTATCGTGAACTTTAGTAATTGCATCTTCTACAGATAAATAATCTTCAACGTGAGTAGGAATACCCCCATAATTTACTGGTTGATTTCTATTTTCAATAATATCTCCTAATGTATCGGCAATTTGTATTGGATATTTATGTGCCAACATATGAACTAAATTTGCCGTAATAGGAAATGCTAAATCAGTTGTTAATACACTCTTAATGCGGTCTAATGTGCTGTTCATATCAAATGCGTCTCTTATGAGAGTTTGTATAATATCTATCGTTTTTTGTTCTATATTTTCAGCCATTATTCCATGCCTTCTTTCTTTTATATATTTTTATTCATCGTAATCTTGTGATTCCGAACCGCTATCACTAATTTCATTTATATCTTTAGTTGGTCTACCGCCACTAGACCCATCCTTACTTGTATTTGAATTTAATAATAACATTAGATTGTCTTTCATATTTCCATGTGATGATTCTGCCATCATTGACTCAAATTCATAAGGGTCATATCCAAATGCACAAGCATAAGCAGACGCATTTAAAACAATTCCTTTGTCTGCAAGTTTCATAATTGAATCTTGTCTTGCTTGTTTTTCGTGTTGAAATTCACAACCATCAAATGTTACATGAAATTTATATTTCTTTGTTTTCTTATTTCCATAATATTCACAGAATTTAGCAAATTGAGAATATAATTTATTGATTGAATTGTAATCTGCCGTTATTCCGTTTAATACTTCTGTTTGATTTCTTTTTCCAGTTGTATAAATAAGAGAACTTCCAAACGCACCTTGTCCAGCACTAGATTCCAATGCTGTTGATTCCATATTTACGTTTTGGTCTACAAATTGTCCAAATCTTGTATTCTCTAATGGTAAAGCAACTGTTTTCATTATATCTTTAACTGAATTTTGAACTAGGTTCATAAAAGTTCCCATAGTCTTAGCAGTAAACTTAGTTTGGTCAGCCTTTTGTCCAGACTTTTCTTTGTCCATTACTCCAATTTCACCATAAATTAAAGCAAAGGCAGAGGCTAAATCTTTTGAATATTGTAATTCATGTATTTTAGTATTATCAAATACATTCTTCATTAAAGTTGAAAATGGCGGTATTGCATTTGCATTATTAGAATCCCATACAAATACCCATGCTCCCTCACTAGGAGAGGTTTGAATCCACGTTGCAAATTCTCCATTTCTATCCCTTGAAGCTGGATTATATTTTACATCTTCATTATCAAATATATTTTTAAGTTTTTCTCTAAATATTGGGGGATATAAATTTATATCTGTTGTTCCATTTAGAAAATAATTAAAATTTACATCATAAACATATCCGTATTGTGTCTTATCTGTTATCATACAAATATCTTGTGGCAACAGTTGTAAGGTATAAAATGGTAATTTTTTTATATCTTGAGAGTCATCTATCGGGTCATCGTTTATAACACGTTCTGTTGTCCTTAACCAATAAAATCCTCTACCAGTTCTAAGAACTTGAGATAATACATTTCTAAATTCATACTTATAGTCAAATCTTCGCATAAATTTATAGAAGCGTCTTTTATCTTGCTCATAATCGTCTTTAGAAAAATTATTTTCATCTTTATAATTATCACAACTTATTCTATAATTCGTAGATAACATTCCTTCATAGTATTCTAATGTTTTAGAATATATTGAATCAAATGTTTTCATAAATTGACTATATGAACCTAATGTTTTTTCGTTATTTTTAACATCTGATAACGCTCGAACAATTTTATCATAATCAGTTGGTAATTGTGAGTTATTTAAGTCTTTTATATTTCTATTTTGAGTATAAGGATTCCAAACACCATTATTATAAATATTATATAATGCGTTAGAAAACTCTAATACATTATACACTTGTTCTTCATTTAGTAATTCTTCCGACATAATCTCTCCTTTCTATATTATTTTTAAATTTTACAAATTTCACCTAAAAAAGACCACTCATCCTCATCGAAATCAGTATCTTCTTGGTCATCTTGTTTATATTTATTAATGAGTTTATCACCAAAATAATTAAACATCGCTGTTGTCATATATCTATCTTTTGTTGCCGACCTATCTTCCGTTACTTTTACAGTATTCGCTTTAATTTCGGCATTTAAACCAACTGCTTCATTTATTGTGTATCGTGTTTCCAAAAATGGTAAAAGTTCTTCTGCTTTTTGTTCTGCTGTTAATGTAATCCATTTAGGATTCTTTTCTTCTATAATTAACTCCATTTCAGCATCATCTTTTAAAAACTTTATTTTGCCATCTTTCAAATTCTTTCTCATTGCTAAATGAGCGTCACTATTTATCTCCCCAGTTCCAACAAAAGGAATTATAACTTGTTCTCCATCTTTAGAAATAGTTCTATCTATTTTGTCATTTAATACATTGTCTGAAACTATTTGTAACTTTTTATCTCTGCACACTGTCCAAGCTGGATATGTGACATCTCTTTCTTCATCGTATGTCTCTACTGTCATTATATCATAAAAAACATTTCCGACACCTTTAGTATCAATTACAGCGTATTTACATTTATACTCGTAAAAAAGTCTTTTTAATAAAACTACTTGTGTTAAAGAGTTTAAACCATTTCTTGAAGTAATATATTCCAATTCTCGTTCTTCTGTTTCTGTATTTATAAATCCTAATTCATAAATCGTATTATCATTATCTCTTCCACCAGATACAGCAATATCCATTGACAAATATCTTATTTCGTTTTCTTTATCGAAATCATATTTAATTTCTACTCCTTCTAAGTAGTCAAATGCGTTTCTAATATAAAAAGGATTCTCCAATACTTGATTTTTGTGAAAATCTTCAAGTAAAAACAAACTATTTTCACTTTCCCCTAACCACAGATTTAAAAATTCCATTTCAAAATCTAAGTCGTTTGTTCCTTCTTTTCTTGTTATATATTGCTTTTTGGTTTGAACTTTGCTTGCGACCGCTGTAAATATATCTCCTGCAAAAAAACCATATTTTACTCTTTTATCGCAATAATGACCATGAACGGTTTTCTTTAGATGAGTCCACATCCAATTATCTTTTGTCCTAGCTGATGTCATAAGTATTTGTTTTGGTTCTATAAATAATCCATTGTAATTATATGGTTCAAGAGTTGGTTCTACAATCGCTTCATAATCTCTACGCTTAACTAGTCTAGCCTCATCCAATATTGAGATATTTGTACGATTTGAACGACCTCCTTCTCCGCAACAAATTGCAAATATTTTTGAATTGTTGCCTAAATCAACAACTTTTCCATCTCCACCACTCTCATCTTTTTTGAATTTAATATATCCTTCTTGCCTTAGTTGTCTTAAAATTGGACTTATTCCTGTTTTTAAATCACTTAAACTTCTGTCAATTTTTTCAGTGATAATTTTGTTACTTTGCCCAAGAGTAAGTGCAGAAATTCCTATATTTACTTGTGGTAATAAAAGTGCTAAAGAAATTGATATAGCACCAATAGTCCATGATTTACTCAATCCACGACTAGCAATAATATCAGTTATATCGTTTTCCCATATTTTTAAGCATATTTGTCTTTGAAAATGATGTAATGGTATTTCCAAATATTCCTCTATAAAAATGTCTAAATTATTTAGATAAAATAATTGCCAATCTGCTATTTTTCTATCATATTCGGATTTTGTCATTTTTTTAGAGTCTATCTTTTTCTTTTCGACCAACATTTCTTCAAATAGGCTTTCATCAATATTTTTATTAGTCAAGGTCATATTTTTCTATATCCTCTAAATTTATTCCAAAATCTCTATGACCAACCAACATATTTCCTAATGGTCTTAGGCACATATCTTTCTCATATTTATTTAATTTATTGTGGTCGAAATATTTTGTTGGCTTTTCATATATATCTTCTACATTATTTTTATCAATCAATCTTATTTTTTCAAAAAAAGATTGTTCTATAGCTGTCTTAGGTTTATTATCTTTAAAATTATTTATTTTAAGTATTTCCATTGTTCTATCAATACGTTTTTGAATAGTATCTACATTTTCTGTTCCATTATATCTATTCTCATTGATTTTTCTTATTGACAATCTGTCTTGGCATAAATCTCTATATTTATCAGATTGACCGACATCTTCAATTTCTATATCTTTTGTATACTCATTATATTTATCATCTAAGAATTTATAATCATCAATAGTGTCTTGCAATCCCCAATCCAATATATATTTTGACTTTTCAGCTTCTTTTACTTCCAAGTCTTTTATATTATTGCTAACATCTCTAAAATCAACATCTGTTCCACTATAAAACGTAGACCAATCATTTGCACCGCAATTTGTTTTATTCAAACAATCCCAATACCAATAAAAATCTAAATAACCATTTGCGTATTCTACATCTTGTGCAACAGTATATTTCTTTTTACCCTTGGTGTCTAATTTTTCTTGATGCTCTTTGATTTTTCTGTCTTTATTTTCATTGAATTTTTTAAATACTTCTAATACAAATGGTACATCAAATAATGCGCAAGTATAAAACAGTGCTTTAGCTGTATCATTTGTTTTGTCCTTATATTCTTTATATATAGAATTACAATGGTCTTTACAATATGGCAAGAAACCATCGTGATGGGGATTTTTACTTTGATAGAACATACTTTGTTCTATTTCAAATCCACATTTAGGACAATACTTCATTTTCTTAATCGCCATATATTATCCTCTTTCTTATGTACTCGAAAAAGACCATCATAATTAAATGATAGTCTTTTTCTACAATTTTATTTAATTGTCAGCCGTAAAACCACATACCTTTATGGTGTGTGGTAGTTCACTTATTCCTCTTGCTACAAGACTCGAACTTGTGACATATCGGTTAACAGCCGATTGTTCTACCAACTGAACTAAGCAAGATTAATGGCAGATGTAAGATTTGAACTCACGATTTTTTGGCTATGAACCAAACGAGATAACCGAACTTCTCTACTCTGCTAGTGAGAGATAAAGGATTTGAACCTTTATTTGCAATAGCTAGACTATTGGGTTTTACCATTAAACTAATCTCTCTATGTAAGTTCCTCTTAACTTACTGATAATAATATCTATACCTTAATATTACCACCTTAAACTTTAACTTGGGTATATACACTTTAATTTATGTGCTTTATGTTAAAGGAGTTTTTTAAAATAAGGTGTCCGATAAAACGCCTTATCCCCAACAATTTTTAACTTCTTTCGTCTATTATCGTAGACAAAATATCAACTAGATTGTTAGGCTTTTTAGTTAGTTTGAACGGAGTTGGATGGATTTGAACCATCGCCTGACTACTCCCACGGGCAAGCCCATGGGTTCTTGCTACGAATTTATAACGGAGTCAAATTCCGTTGCCTTACCACTTGGCTACAACTCTGTATAGATAAACAATATTCTCAATTACTTTAATTATTTTATTATGGTTAATTCGATATTGTTTATCTTTTATATATGTATTATAACATATAATTATTTATTTGTCAACAATTATTTCTTTAAATCTGCAAGAATTTTATCAATATCTTCAATCAGAATTTCACCATTTTTAATTGCGTCAGTAACTTCTTGTGCTTTTTGGCTAGCTTTTGTTACATTTCTATTCTTGTATGTGTTATATAAGGTCATTATAATTAAGAATAGAGTTGATACAATTTCACTAATTTGATTATTACTTATAGGTAAAGTGTTAAATCCGAACATTTGTAAAATTGCATTTACTAATGATAGTACAAGCAAAGCTACACCAATTAGTGATTCTTTTGTAATACCTTTTAAATTTAAGTTTTTCATTATTTTCTCCTTTTAGTTTTAAAAGAAATGGATTTATTACTGTTTCCCAATATGAATCATTTCTCTTTGTGTAATTATTTAATTATAATTGAATATCATATAAACAAACTAATCCATTTTTGTCTATAATCGAAATCGTTTGTTCTGGTTTATTACATTTCCTAATAGACATTGCATATTCATCTGTACCAGAAATACATCCACTTTCTATTACCTTTGTATCATAAACCGTTGTCAGTCCGTTTAAGTGTCTGTGCCCAAGCAATACAATATTTGGCTTAATACCAAACATCATTGTCCAGTTTTGAACAACTGAACTTGGACTATCTTTGTCTCCATGTGAAGCAAATATATTGTTTCCACGAATATTGAACATTGCAATATCCGTACAAACTTTATTATCTATAATATTTATATTTGAATAGTTTTGTAATCTTGCTCTAAGATAAAATGGAAGTAGAATATCCATATTTTCACCTTGTAAAGAATCTTCTTTCTTAGCTACGATTCTGCTATGGTTGCCCTCAACAGTATAAACATAGATATTATCAAACCATTCAGCCAACTCGCAGAGCATCTCACCAATTAACTCCGATACATACTTAAATTGTTCCATTAAATCCATATTGTTTTGTAACCTAAGATTGTTATGTATTAAGCCACTTAAAATTTCTGATATTACTATATAACAATTTTGAGCATCATGCTTTTTTTTAATTGCAATGATTTTATTTGTATAATATTCAATCCTTTGCTTTAGAATATCTTGATTAAATACGTTTTTAAAATTATCAATTTCAATACCCGTGTGAATGTCAGTGAGGTGTATTAGTAAATCTTGTGTTGAATCGTAGTCTTTGCTTTTAATCAATTCAGTATTAAATTTAATCGGTTCAACATTTTCACAAACAATTCTTTTAATCATATCTTCATAAGATTCTTTTCTCGCCTGTTCACGAATTTGTCTATTTAATTCTACTCTTTCGTCTGAAAGTTTTTGTTTTTCTTTTTGTAATTCTTGTTTTTGAATCCTAATCTCATTCAAATAATTATCATCATCTAAAATTTTATGCTCATTTGCACTGAGCATTTTATTAAATGCTTGATATTGCTTTCTAAATTTTGATTCTGTGTATTCAGTATTTAATAATTTATTTAAAATATCAGCCACATCTTGCCATGAACCGATTACTTCTTTTTCAGAACATATTCTATAAATTAGTTCTTCGTCAGATTCATTTTCTTTTCTACTATAATTCATATTTATAGTTCCTCATCGTTAGTAAATGAAACCATTGTTCCAAGCATTGAATCAATAATATCTTTTAATTGATATTCAGTTCCATTTACAACTACTATGTACTCGTCACCCTTTTTATCAAGAGTTCCTACAATTTTTGTTTGTTTCTTTACTTCATAGACTTCTTTCATAAAATACCCTCCATTATTTTATTCCATGCTTCATCAAGTGGCATTTTTATTGTTACATCCATACCTAATATCTCTTTTTCGTATGGGAATAAGTTACCATCTCGAATTCTTTTTTTACTATCGGCATCAAATATATCATTGTTTAATATTTGCATACCAGCTTTAGATAAATTAAACTCAACACCAACTCTAGGTTCAATATAAATAGATTCTCCATTTTTATCTTCTTTATATCCACCTATAAATTTAGGTTCAAACGTTCCAAATCTTTCTATCTCAACTGAATTACCACGAATCATTTCTCTAAAAATTCTTTCAGTTATTTTACCCAAAAGAACACTAATAGTCCTAGTTCCTTTATTGGTATCTGAACTCATCATGGATAAAAATGTTTTATATTTTATTTTTCCCATATTATACTCTCATCTTTCAATTTATCTTTTACTCTACGACTAAAGGTAAATTTAGGAACGACATAATTAGATGAGGATTTAATATATTCCAAATAATATTTTCCATCTTCTAATACTAATTTTTTCTTATCAGTATCTATAACGCCCGTATTGTCTAATAGTCTCCCACCTATGCCTTTTTCATATATAGGCACTCGACAACCCTTTTCATATCCTTTATGAAGAGTCGGTCTAAAAGTCCCAACATTAGGTATTGTTATTTGATAGCCTTTTACAAGTAAATAATTTAATACATCTTCTGACGCTGATATAATTTCTTTTACATCGTCAAATGGTTTATTGGTTGTTAAAGCTAATATTTTATAAAAACTGTCTATGGACATTTTAGGAATTTCTCTACTTTTACGTTTAAGTGTTCCTTTTTTATTCCATTGTTCTTCCAACTATGACTCTCCTTTCATTTTTATTTTAAAATATACCGACATATTTATATACGCCTATCGGTGGGCGGTGCGTTGCAACTCCATATTTATCTACCGCACTTGGAAATCTAGCGGTTGAGCTACTTTGGAAAATACTCCATTTCTACTCTTCATATGGGGATTTAAGCAAAACCCTTGAAACCCTTGATTTTACTGAGTTTTTTGAGCAAAAATTTAATTAAGTGCCACAAAAAAACGTCATTTTTAAGCATTTTTTGATAATATTTTAAGAAAAATTCTAGGATTTATTTGATATAGAGTTTGAATTAAGATAGATTTATTTTTATCTATTTTAATTTGCATTATTTTAGAATTTCTTTTAATTCCAGACCCTATACAAAACGCTCTATTTATTAACCAACTCATAAGACCTAAATAATTATTAGATATATATATTTTTTTAATATCGTCAATCATACTATCAAAATCTGATAATAACAATAAATAATCTTCTTTATCAACTTCATTATTATCATAAAAATCAAAAAGTTGAAACGAATACTTTTCAATTACTTCTTCTACTTTTTTTGATTTTCTCCTATTCTTATCGTCTGTATTTAATTCAAACTTATTAAAAAAATAACTCATAGGTAAAGTAGAATCTTTATCTCTAAAATCTTGCAATTTCAATTCTGTTAAATAATTCATTGGACAATTTAGTTTTTTATTTATTTTATTGTTCGGAAATTTTATTTTATTTTTATTTTCTTTAATTAATTTCCAAAAAATGGGATAGCCATTTTCTTTTATATCCATGTCTTTTTTTATTCTGTCTATTTCATCAACTAAATCAATATCAAATTGTCTTTTAGCATTATCAATAGCCACTTGTGCTAAAACCGATAATATACATACATAATCTTTATATTTCTTATCATCAAAATTATATGTGTATGTTAAATCTAATTGAGCCAAATTACTAGATTCACCTATTACTCTTTGCGCTCTTGCTAAATTATTATCTATAAGAGCATAATTAGACATTTCGTTATCGTATTTTTTAGTTTGTTTTGGTATATTATTAACAATAGTTGGATAATTTATGTAACAATATTTAGCATATTTTACTATATCTTCTTGACTTGTTGTGTATATAGAGTCTGAATCCATATCAGAACCATTATTCCTATCTTGAAAATCAGTATTTATCATATTAACTGCTATAATTTGTTCTCCTAAATCAAAATATTTAAACAAATTTTCAGAATAAACATTATGCAAATATCCCATATTATTTTTTGAATTAAAAGGACTTCTAAATTCTGCTAAATATTGTCCATCTTTAAATCTAGTTGTAAAACATTGTATAGCGTTTTCTTCTTTACAAAACGTTTCATCCGCTTCAACATCTTTCCCAATCGAATGTAATAACATTGCATAAGGAGAACCAACAATTACCAAATTATCTGCATCTTGAATAATCTTTCCCATTCTAAATTTTTTAACATAATTCTCTATTATTTTTCTTTTTCTATTTCTGAAATATTCACTTCTAGTAAAATCCCAATTTTGTTCACACAATGCAACTAAAGCCTCGTAATCATTTGAAAAGTTTTTATTATCTCTAAGATATTGTAAAAAAACATTATTATCTTGTTTCATTGACTCGATATATTGTTTGCTTTTTTTAACTACATTTTCCATTATATCTAAATCTAATGAATTTACCATTTGATAAGACATTTTTTGAACGTTTCCTAATTTGCTTTTATGCGCTGTTTTAACAATTCCAAACATACACCCATTCTCATATACCTTATCGCACCAATAATCGTATGTTATCCCAAATTTAATCCATTTCATTGCATTGTTAGTTGTTATACATTCAATGTCTTTGGCATAATGTTCGTTTCCCCACATATCATATACTTTTGCATTATTATAATCATCTCCAAATTGGTCTTTATAAAATTTTTGTATCTTACCTTTAAAACCAGCCTTTTTACACATATGATGTCTCAATAAAATATACCCGTTCGCCCATTTTGGGAATATAGATTCATCAATAATAGCTTGTCCATCAAATAAAGTATTCTTTAATTCATATCCATTTATTTCTTTTGCTATACAATGTCTTTGTTCATCTGTCTCTACACTTATAACATTTGTATTAAAATAAGAGTCAACATCATTTAATATTAGTATATTTTTAGGATTTATTTTTATTCTATCAATTATAGCGCTTGTTACCAAAGATATATAGGCACTTGCTTCAACAATAGGAGAATCTTTCTTTGGTAGTTTTTTCCCCATATACAAAAAATTATGTGCCTTTTTATACAATCTATCACATATAAAAATACAAGAACCCTTTTTGGCTTTTCCAGTAGAACGATATAACATTTTATAATGAATGTTTTCAATCTTTTTTATTTTATTATCTTTATTTTTAGATATATATTTAATCTCTACTCCATCATTATAATATTTATATCTTATATTTTCATAGTTTTGTTCATCAAATAAATCTTTATTTTTTTCTGCTTTTTCTAATAATTTTTTAAAATATACTATATTATCCGCAGAGTATTTTCCACCTTCATTCTCTATCATTTTATTTATATGAAATTTTTCTTTTTCATAAGACCTTGAACCATAATCAAAATCCAAGCATATAATATCTTTAGTCCATCCTTTTTCTATTTTTAACCCATTCTCTAATAAAAAATCTAAAAATAAACTATTAGTAAACATGGCTTTAGTATATTCATAGTTGTCTCTTACACCCAAATTATAATCATATAATGAACCTACTTTTATATTTTTTATTTTTATTCCATATTTACTAACCATATCATTCTCTCCTATCCATAAATTTGTTCCCAAAAATCTTCTTCTGTATTATATCCTCCAAAATCTAAAGATTCTGCATAATTATGATTAGATATTTGCATTGCTTTCGTGCAACATTCTTCTAACATTAAACAATTTTCACAATCATAATCATCATCGCAATCATCAATATAATACTTCCCATCGGATTCCATAAATTTAATATCTTCTTTTTCTATTTCTTCAAGTTGTTCTTTTGTCATTTATTTTCCCTTTCTATTTATTTTTTCTCCTTAATTATATCCATCATTCCACCAACAATCTTCTTGTTTTTCTTCTTCTATTCTAAGATTAATATGTCCGTCAATAATATCCAATTCATGTTTTGTTGGTTCATGTGTAAGTCTATATAATACATCTTGTGCGTGTTCTAAATCATTTCCACAAAGGCAGACTAAACATCCTTTATATTTTTCTGTATCTCCTACAATAATATATTCCATAACTTTACTCCTTTATCCCATACATAAAGCTGACATCCATTCTGTCATTAATTGTATCTTTGTTTTAACATCATTTATTAAATCAAGTCGAACAATTTCTAAAAGTTCGTTTATATCTTCAAAGCCATTATCTTCTTCGGAATAATCTTCGTAAAAATTAAAAAAATCACTTTTAAAATAATAATTATTGCAATCATTACGCCATTTTTTTAATGTTCCTAATGGATAAGAAGATTGCGATGAATACAGA